AACGCCGTCTGTCACTCTGGACATCGTGCGTGTCCCTGCAAAACGACTACGGTCAGGGATGGTAATTGTTTTGGTGCTTCCATCACCATTAGTAACCGTAATCGTTTTTGAGGGCATAATTTAGTAGCTGATATTAGCACCCGAACCAGATGAACCAGTGTTCACTGTCGAGCGACGTACTGTTAATGCAGACGTACCACTTTTCTTGGATGTCTGTCGTTTCTTTAGAGACTTGTTTTCCACCTTCTTAGCCGTCTTCGTTGGAGGAGGAGGCGGAGCTGGTGGTGGTACTGGGTCTGGGATTTTGGGAGCTGAGGTGCACATAATTAACTCTTGTTTAGGATGTTTTCGTTCTGTAGTTTATGTTGATTTTTAAGATAACGAATGACGGAACGTTGACCATAATAGAACATCAAAGCGTTCTGTCCTGTCGCCGTATCAAAGTCATCCCTTAATGGGAACACTTCCTCTAACTTATTGATAATAGAGGAAGAAATCGGAGGTAAATCGTTTTCGACCTTCATATTAGTCCCTCTCCTTCCGTCTTTCCAGCATACCAAGAGCAATAGCTGAGTAGCCAATTAGGTCTTTGAATATGTCCGCAACAGTGTCGCCCTTAGTTTCAAGGGATAGCCCTGCATTACAGAAGGACTTTAGACGTTGCATCTTGTCTCCCATGCGAACCGAGAGTCCTACGAGTGGGTCTACACCAAACTCATTAGCCTCATCAAAGTTAGCAAAGGGATTAGGAGTGGCAGCACCACCAGTATAGTCCTCATTCTTCTTACGAGTAAGAGCGGCGATGTCATTGAAGGTATCTGCTTGGAAGGTAAACCACCACTCCTTGTCGTGATGACGAGCGGTCTTTAGGTCTTCCTTGGATTGATACATAATCGTCATACCCAACCATTCAGCCACAGCGTGTTCAGCCTTAGCTCCCTTACTGTACTGCCATCCGTTCAGCATATACATATGGGTAGCACGAGCTACGATGTGCTTGAGGTCAGTCTGAGCGCACTCACGAACAGTGATTTCATTTAAATCAATGCCCATAGCCGCAGCGTGGTTACGACTTAACTCAGCAGGGTTGATTACTTCATAACCCTTCTCCTTAAATAGGTGCGCTTTCTCATCAAAGGCATCAAAGTTATAATCCTTGAGCCCTGTCATTGGTCCAGCGATGTAGACGACTTGGTCGCCTAAGTTTATTTCTGGTTGTTCTGTTTTGTAGGTGTCCATAATTGTACTTCGTTGTTTGTGTAATCTTTGTTTCGTAGGATGTATGCGAGGCGAGCGTTGAGTAACGCATCCTCTTCTGTTTGGTCTTTGCTTTCGTATATTTTAACTACGCCGTCCCAGTCCCAGCCGTGCTTGTCGAGAAGCTTAACAGCTGTCTTAGGACCAACTCCTTTGAGACCTGCGTATCCATCTACTGCATCCCCCATAAGGGTCTGTGTCAAATGATTTCGGTCAGCCTCTTCCTCGGTCAACGTCTTCAGCTCATCACGGAGAAAGTTGTACCAAGTGATTGGGAGTGTGGCGAAGTCCTTGTCCCCAGAGACAGCAATGGTTGTGTCTGGGTCTTTGGTGCAGAGGATGCCAATTAAGTCGTCAGCCTCAATACCTTCTTCTAAAAGCGAAGGGTGACGTTCACGTGTCTGCTCAATAATCCCAGAGAGGGCTAGAGGCTTACGCTTACCACCACGGTTCGCTTTGTATGCGGGGAACAACTCGTATCGGAAGTTACGCCTCGGACTGAATACTAACTGGTAGGCATCCGTCTTAAACTTCTTACACAGGGATGTGATGAAGTCATCGAAGTAAGCCAACGCAGCATTCACATCCGTGTGGAGTGTCCAGACATTGTCGTCCCATTTAGTTTCCACCTCGTTACTGAAGGCGGCACGGTAGGCGAGCATATCGCCATCTATGTATAGTGTTTTCATGTTAGTGTGTTTCTGACCAGTTTTTACCTACGCTGAACTCACCGTCCAACGGGCAGTTGAAGCCAAGGACTTTGCCAGCCTTAGCGAGAGCATTTACAAAGCAACGACCGAGAGCATCTGCGTGCTCAGGGGCGCAACTGAATTGAACTTCATCGTGGATATTTCCGTGGAGTTCGTAGGGATGCCTAGCGGAGTCCACAAACTCAACGAGAGCTTGCTTCATTACCACCGCACCAGCAGATTGAAGGAGAAGGTTCACAGCAGAGTGAGGACTACGGCAAGGTAGCTCACGTCCGTCAAGACCTCGGAGGACACCTGTGGCTTCCACACGTTGCTTAACAGCTTCATAAAGCTTCTTGATGGATGGTGTCTTCTTCATGAAGGAAGCCTTGAGAGCTTTACCTTGCTTGGCAGAACCACCAACAATAGAACCAATCTTAGCGTCACCTGCGCCATACAGGAAAGCGTAGATGAATGTCTTTGCGTCATCACGAGTAGGCAGTCCAGCAGCCTTCTGATTTGCTGTGTGGATGTCTCCCTCTAAGATTGTTCGACCGTATTCTTTGTCTCCAAACATAGCGAGGTAGTGAGCAAGGCAACGTAGTTCCAGACCAGAAGCATCAGCACCAACAAGTACCTTACCTTCTGGGGCAGTCCAACAAGAGCGACACTCTTTACCATAAGGCGCACGTCCAGCAGGAGTCTGAGCCACGTTCGGGGTTGAGTGTGTACAGCGTCCGCTGACAGCACCGTTGGTGTTTACCCTGCCGTAGATACGACCGTTGCGCTCTAGCTTGAGCCACGCTTGCTTACCCTCAGCCACTTGACCGAGACGCTTGGATACCAACAGATATTCAAGGAGCTTCAGAGCTGACGGAGTACCAATACTTTTAAGTACAGGCTCGTCAATCTTAGGACGCTTACCCTCGAAGGCTGCTGGCTTCCATCCCTGTGCCATCAGACGTTCACAGATTTGGTCACGGCTGTTTGGGTTGAATGGAATCTCCTTGGTACGGTTTGGTCCCTTAGTGATTTCCTTAGCCTTCCAACCAGCGGCAACCAGTTCCTTCTTAGTCTTAGCTGTTGTGCCGTTCGGAGCTAACCACCAGTGACTTTTCATCTCAACCACAGCAGGACCGAAGACCTTAGATACCTCCTCGGAAATCTCAGCACGACGAACCATAAGGTCAGAGGTGAGCTTCTCAGCTACCGCTAAGTCAAAGGGGAAGCCATTGCTTTCCTGTTGTCTGATGATAGTTGCAAAGCGGTGCTCAAGGATAAGCATACGTGCATCTGGATTCTTACTTATTAGGTGGTCGTAGATACGATGAGTAACTACAGTATCCTGTTTGCAGTATTCAGCCATAGCGGGCGTGAATGTTGACCAGTCCTCGGTTTCACCGTGGGTATCTTTGAGTACACCGATACGATGTCCCCAAGCTTTAAGGCTGTGGGAACCAATCAGTGTTTTATCAAAGCCCTCACGTAGGAGGTCTTGGGCGCGAACGTCTGGGCAGATACAGCGTGCCATTACAGCAGTGTCCCAAACGGTGTGATGACTAAAGCCATACATCTTGCGTAGGGCAGGGTAGTCAAAGCCAATGGAGTTATGCCCCACAATGGCGTCAAAGGAAGCTAGAGCTTTGAGTCCATCCTGAATAGTATCTCCAGAATAAACCTTGGCTGTTCCTTCGCTATAGATAGCAAGACAGTGGACATCAGTAAGGTCGGACAGGTTAGTCCAATCGGTGATGCCATTCGTCTCAATATCAAAGAATCCTATTTTATTCATTTTTGTGTGCTTGGTATAAGTGTGGTTAGGGGGAGTAAGATACCCCGTGAGGTGTTGTTATCTCCCCCTCGCACATCCCTCTTGGTTTTCTTAAAGGGCTCAATGAGGTCTTTAAGTTCTACAAGCGGAATGAAGATGATAAGGGACTCAACAACGAAGCAGTAATAATCAGCTTCGGAACGGTCTACGCCAGAGACTTTACCTCTGGACATATACTCAACAAATACATTGCCCGTCTTCTTGGCAAGCATATCTTTTTTAATCTCTATCTTTTTTTCAGAGAGCAATGCGCCAATTTCCTTTTCAGCTACTTGTCCTAGTTCTAAGTCGTGTCGAAAGTTCGAGCAGTATTTCATATATTAGAAGGGGTTCTCGGTATAATGTTCTTCGGACATTGAGCCCGATTGGGGGTTGTAGTTAAGAGCACAAGCAATGCCTGTTTCTCCAGAGAATCTGTTCTTCAATACACGGAGTACCGTCTTGTTACGGTCTTCTGTGTCTTGTTGATTTCGTTCCAAGCCAATGACCATATCGGAGAGCTGAGCGATGCCAGCAGAGCCACGGAGTTGAGCTAGGGAAGTGGATGCACCTTCTTCGTGTCCTTTACCTTCTGGACGCTTGAGGTGGCTCACAAGGATAAGCCCAAGCTTAGTCTCTTCAACTAATGCACGGAGCTTGGTCATAGTGTTGTCAATCATGCGACGTTCATCGCCGTCACCCATACCAGACACCACAATACTAAGGTGGTCGAGTACGAGGTAGTCCACGTCTAAGACCTTAGTCATATAGCGGATGTGAGATATGAGGTTGTCGCTGTCTAGCGAGCCCCAATGGTCGTATAGAAAGCAACGTCCAGACCCTACAGTAGCTTTGAAGGCTTCGTTGTAGGGTTCGCTAGGTGTGAAGTTAGGGTCAAGATGTAGGAGTTCACCCATTTCTAGTCCAATGATGGAGTTCGCCGTCCTTTCAAGGGACTCCTCAAGTGCAACGTAGCCAACCCTGTGGTCAGAGTGTTTTAGGATGTCGTGGGCAATAACCTTACAGACGTGACTCTTACCAATACCAGACCCAGCACAGAACGTAACAATCTCTCCTTTGCGGATACCGTGGGTAAGACGGTTGAGTCCTGCAAAGGGGTAGTCAATTGCTGTGAAGTTCTTAGGTGTGGTGAGGCGTTCATATAACTCACTACCATCAATGATGTCGTCAGGCTTCCAAGGCTTAGCATCCCACATAGCACTAACAATCTCAGACCCACGTTTAGCCATAAGCATTTCGTTAGGGTCTTTCATAGGAAGTCGAGCAATCTTAGTCTTACCTGCTGGCAGTAGGTGGCATACTTCTTCAGCCGCTTTGCGTCCCTGCTCATCTTCATCGAACATAAGGACAACCTCGTCAAAGGAGTCCAGCCACTCGAATTGGTTCTTGAATATTGTCTTGGCTGATTGTGCGCCTGTGGGTAGAGAAACCGTAGGCCATTTACCCTCACCGTTCACCATCGCCACAGAAAGACAGTCTACTTCTCCCTCTGTGATAACTACCTTGCGACCACCATTAGGCCACAGGTGTTGTCCAAAGAAAGTTGAAGGCTTACCCTTGCAGGAGAACCTTTTGTCTTGGAAGCGTAGTTTCTGGGCAATTAGTTCACCCTCTAGGTTGCGGTAGTTAGCAACGTGACAAGGCTCCCCATTAACGGAAGCAACGTGGTAGCCATACTTTTTACAGATGGCGTTGGTTAATCCTCGTGCAGGGATGTCTGAAACCTGTCCAGATACAAACCCTAAAGGTACACGAGGTGAGGGAGGGGCTGTATTAGAGCCGCCTCCCTTTGGGTTGAATACACCACAGGAATAGCACTTGGTGCTTCCGTCGGTGTTGATAGTAAGTGCGTCTGTGCTGTCGCAGTCTGGGCAAGGTTGGTGTGTTTGTGCAGGTGTTAGGTTATCCATTCTTTTGGTATTGTCTTGTGAGCCCACAGGAAACCGTGCTTGTCGCACCAGTCCCCGTATGTGGTCTTGCTCTTTTTGTTTAGTGTGTTGTGTGCGTTCTGAAAGCAAAATCTTATATCCATCTCTGGGTTGCATTCTCGCACCCGTAAATGTTTGGTGCGGTCGGCGGGTAGCCAGTAACCCTTGGCTTCAATAATCACTCCGTTGGGGAGGATGAAGTCAGGGGTGTAGACACACTCTCGTGTGTATTTGAGCTTTAACGTCTCGTAGTCGAAGGGAGCCCCCACCCCTTTCAGGGTGAGAGCGAGTCTTTCTTCGAAACGGGAACGATAAGGGTTAGAAGTTGATGCCCGCGGGTTGCGCGGTTTCTTCTTCTTGGAACGCTGTATCCAAGGATTCGCCATCGTTAATGTAGCCGTTCTCTTCTTCGGTGAAGCCAAAGGAGGAACTACTGCCGTTGTTGTATTCGATTAGTTCGAGGAGTTGGACAGCCTTCAGTCGCAGGGTATAACCAAACCCCTGCAAATCAGTGTACCAAGTATAAACCTCGACGCTTAGTTTTAGTGTAGAACCACTGCCGATAGCAGGGGAAGTTGGAAGCTTCGAACCTTTCGAGTCAAAGACTGGAATGGTGAAGGTAAGCAAACCTTTCTTGGTCTGCCGTTGTGCCACTTGTTTGGCATAGATTTCGAAATCACCGTCAGGAGTGATGCGAATAGGATTGGAAGAAGACTTCTTTAGCTTCTTACCTTTTACTCGGCACTCTGCATCATACTCTCGCTCAACGATATCGGTCACTTGTTTTGTGAACGCATTAAATGCCGCCTCATCTACATGCAGTTTGCACGAGTAGACGCCGTCTTCGTTGAACTTTGTATCAGGTGTGTCGATACGTGGGTACACTGCTGTACCTTTGGGTGTTGTCAGTACTTTACTCATTATTTTATCTTTATGTTTTGGTTGTTGTTAACTCTCGGTTAGGAGAAGAAATAGGGACTTTCGAGAACCTCGCTGAGGTTCGCGTTGCCGTATTCGGGTGTGTCTGGAAATTCGATGTCAGGATGGCTCTCCTTTAAGTTGTGTCGTAAGACTTCAAGTTGGTCAACCTTAAAAACAGAATAATATTGTTCTCTGAGAATACGGCTGAGCTTGTCACAGTTGGAAGCGTGTGTTCCGTAGCTGTCGTGAATCATTGCAAAGTCGTAGATACCTTGCTTGTTACACTCGACCACAGTCTTGGTTAGACAAGCAGCATCTAGGCTGTGAACATAGTTAGGACTGATGCCTTGCTTCTGACGGCGAGGGGAGATGTCATCTGTGTCTTTGTACCACTTGATGTACGTCCCTGAGCCGTTAATCTTTGTGCTAACATTCTGTGCTGTTGTTTTCTTGTAAGATTGGAGAACAGGGAAGCCTGAAGGAGAAGTCCAACTTACAGGCTCCCCGTGTTCTGCTAGTGCTTTCGCACAGGACTGTAACCAATTCATACAGTCCTTGGGCTTTTCGAGGACTTCATTGATTGAAGACCACGTCAGCTTACTGAGGTAACCAGTGACTTTATAGCGTTCATCTTCTGTGAACGGGTTGGCGCGTCTGGTTTTACGCATTGTGTCTTGATACCATTCATCGACGTAATCCCGACAACTGTAGAATGTGCCACCATAAGGCCACACCATTGTCGGACGCTTAGCAAGCTTACGGTCGATACCGAATTGTATCCACTTATCTGCGTAGGGGTGATTGTTTGCTTTGTCTGCCTCTAACTTCTCACTGACGAGGTCAGAGACAACTCTATAAATATCTTGTGGTTCAGAATCTACCATTACGTTGGTAGCTCTTGCCCCATATTCGTCCCTCATCAACATAGAGAGAATTTGGAGTCCGTTGTTGCTGGCATCCAAGTTGACGGGGAGGTGACTTACTAGCTTACCTGTCTTCTTGTACTGCCCCCACTCATTGCACCACGCAAGGAACTGGAAGGGCTCGTCAGCGTCCATCCACTGAAGATTGGTAGTAGGACTCTCGTGGATTGCTATCGCCGTCTGAGCGAAGTCCTCAGCCCATTGTACACGGTTCTTGAGGGTAAGCTTGTCGTTACCATACGTGTTAGCGCCTTGAATGGCTAACCAACCAGCATCTGTTTCGTTTCGTATCTTCTCACCACGGTGAAACTGGAGAAGCCCACGGCTAATGTCTGGACCTTGGATAGATAGGAAGGCAGGAATGTTGTACAGGCGACCACGGAAGTCTACGTGTGACGGGTAGAAGAAGCGCTTCCCCTCTAGCTTCTTGGCTACATACAGAATCTTACTGACAAGCAGACGGCGGCTGGTATTAGATAACCTGCTGTTATAAACCTTTGCCGCCATCCGCCGCCAGAGAGTGTTGGACTCTTCGTTTTCTTTAAAGTCAACGGGGACAGGTGGGAGGTCTTCCTGTTCACGAGAAGGAAGCCCGTCCACGATGACATTATTTTCCCAACACCACTCCATCACCTTGAGGACTACTGGGTTAATAGTCCACGGGGTTTGCTGAACGAGGTTAGTTGCCTCCATTGGTTCAGGGAGAGAACCCTCGATAGACCGAAGGTAATCCATGTTATTCGTTTTAATGAATGGAACTTTAGGTAAGTAAGTATGCTGTCGGTCATACCCTCCGTCCCAGATGTTAGTCCAGCAAGCAGGAAGCTCAACGGTCGGTAACCAGAACGGTTCAATAAATTCTCTGTTGTCATTAAACTCCTCAATCCATTGTAGGGTGTCAGCAGTTGCGTTGACGTAGCGAGTAGGACGCTTACGTCTCTTCTCAAGAATGTAGGTGTATTCGATGAGGTTTGTGGATACTCGAACAAGCTCCGTCATCTGGAGTCCAAGGTTCAGTTTGTCTCGGTGAGCCCACGGCTCCCAAGCAATCATCAGTCCTTTTTCTGTCTCGTGTTTCATAGACGAACGAACGTGACGAACCTTAGCGGCTGTTCCTTTACGACGAACTGCACCAAGAAGAATGCCCTTACCTTTGGCTTCATTGTTAGCCACAAGAAACTTACAACGAAGCTCATCCTCTACACGGGCTCCAAGGAACACGGCGATTGATGATAGTGGTTTCTTCTGTGTGATGCAGTCCAACAGAACCTTGATACTGATATAGCTAAGAACCTTTGGGTCAAGGTCTTGCGAATCGACTTGAAATCTGGCTTTGTTATCAACCTTGGCTAAACCCTTCTGCCAGTCGGTGATTGCTTGGTTGAGAGCAGGAAGTCCTGCACGCATCAAGCGTTGTCCGTATGGCGTCTGTAGCTCCGCTTCACGGGACTTTGCTGACTCAACCTTGGCACGGTATCTACCTGCCCCAAGTGTGGTCATGTCTTCGTTAAGTTCGCTTTGGTTAAGTGTGGTCATATAAAAAATTTGTCAGTGATTTGTCAGTGAGGCAAGAAAAAGTTAAAGAGTAAATCGCATAAGTATTTGTTTAAAAACTCTTATATTTCAGTGTGGTTACAAGAAGAGGTGACAATAATCGCATAGGTGATGTGCATATAAATATCGTAACTTTTTTTATAACGATGTCAACGCATTGATTTACAACAACATTTTGATTTAATTGTCACCTCGCACTTGCCTCTTTTTTATCTGTTTTGACAAAGTTTGTCAGTGATTTGTCACCTTTCTTCTATTTCGTCCGCTAATTCTAAGATGGCTTCCTGAATACTACGCGAGGCAAACTCAGAGGCGTGACACAATCGAATCATCACGCGGAGTAACTCGGTTGCTGTTAGATAGTCTGAAGGTGTCTCTATTGTTATAATCTCTTCGTGTTGTTCTAATGTTAGTTTCATAATGGTGTTGGTTATCTATCTCCGTAGTGCTCCTCAAAACAGATGGGACAAAGACCTTTACGGAACACATCTGGTTTGTCACAGAAGGCACATTTCTCCTCTGGTTTGGGTAGTGGTTTGGTTAATGATTCAGGTATGCCTTTCTTTACGCCTGTGCTGTCCTCATAATAAAGAACGTCACCATCTGCATTACGCTTCCACTTTTGCCAGAAGCCGTTACTGTCTTCGTGGTAAGTTGGGCGACCCTTGGCATCACGCTCGTACCTCTCCCAGTAATCATCACAGTCCTCGAAGTAGGTCACTCTGTCATTGGCATCTTTAATCTTGATAGGGAAGCTGAAGGCAATCCCTAGTTCCTTGTATGTTTCGCTTAGTTTTTTCATAGTGTCCTATTTCCACTCCCATTCGTTACGATACTTGCGCACAACTTTGACAAGTTCGTCCCATTCTTTCCAATCGAGGGAGATTTTAGCACTGTCGTTTTGAGAGTCGTTTCCGTGTATGACAAGGAAAGAACCAGCTGCCTCATCATCGACGCCAACTTGGACGCTGTTGAAGATTGGATTCCAGTCAAGATTAGCTGACTTGATGCTTACTTTTATTGGTATTGATTTCATAGTGCTTTTAGTTTGTATTTAATTCCGTCAACCTCGATTACCTTACCTTCGCAGGTCTTAGAGGACTTTGGTGTGCCTCGTTTGTAGCCAGTGCTGTCCTCGTAGTAAGTCTCATTGCCCTTGGCATCATACTCATACTTCCACCAGTCGCCATCGCTGTCCTCGTAGTAAGATTCATCGCCATTGGCATCACGCTCACACCTACACCAGTAGCCAGTGCTGTCCTCGTAGTAGGTTTCATTTCTGTTGTCGTCTTTAATCACGATGGGGAAGCTGAACGCAATCCCTAGTTCTTTGTATGTTTCGCTTAGTGGTTTCATAATGCTTTTAGTTTGTATTTAATTCCGTCTACTTCGACAACTTTACCTTCGCATGTCTTAGAGGACTTTGGTATTCCTCGCTTGTAGCCAGTGCTGGTCTCGTAGTAAGTCTCATTGCCATTGGCATCGTATTCATACCTATGCCAGTATCCAGTGCTGTTCTCGCAGTAAGTCTCATTGCCGTCAGCATTGTACTCATACTTATGCCAGTAGCCAATGCTGTTCTCGTAGTAAGTCTCGTTGCCGATGGCATCACGCTGATACTTATACCAGTAGCCATTGCTGCTCTCGTAGTAGATTGGACGACCCTTGGCATCATACTCATACTTATACCAGTAGC